ATCCTGGTTCTGCTAACGGTACTGTTGTACTTAAAGATGGCGGAGCTAGCGGCACAACGCTCCTTACACTTACTACTACCGCTAACGGCGAGCCTTTTAACATTTTAATACCCGCCGAAGGTATTGTTTTTGAAACCGATGTGTATGTAACTTTAACCGGCACCGGTACATCAACGGTTGTATTTTATGGCTAAGAAAAAAGGCGTCTCTCTAGCCGTAGGCCGTGGCGAAAAGCTGCCCGTATCGAAAGGTGCGGGGCTTACTGCCAAGGGTCGTGCTAAGTACAACGCGGCTACAGGCTCTAATTTAAAGGCTCCGCAGCCACAAGGTGGCGCAAGACAGCGTTCGTTTTGCGCCCGTATGTCTGGTATGCCTGGACCGATGAAAGATGAAAAGGGCAGACCCACGCGTAAAGCCGCATCGTAAGCGCTGGAACTGCAAATGACCTTATATGAGGTTCTTACCGTTGGCATGTACTTTGTGGGGGCTATCTTGGGCTACATAATCAAAGACAAATCTGATGAGCTTAAACGCCAAGGTATTTTGCTAAGTAAGACAAGAGAGGAATTAGCTCGTGATTACATCACTAAAATTGAAGTTCGCAGCGATATGCAGCAAATCATTAACCGCTTTGATCGACTTGAAGAAAAGATTGATCGAGTTATTGAAAAGCACGACTAAAAAGGATTGAACATGAAACACGATGACATGAAACAAGACATGCCTATGATGAAGAAGGTTGCTGATAAAGCAGTCAAAGGCCATGAAAAGAAAATGCACAAAATGGCTAAAGGCGGCGTAACCCGTGCTGATGGCTGTGTTACTAAAGGTCACACTAAAGGCAAGATGATTGCTATGTGTGGCGGCGGTATGTACAAAGGCAAGAAGTAATCATGTCTGAAAAAGAAAATAGCTTTGAAAAATACATGCAAGATCCCGAGACACTCGGTGGTAAATTTCAAAAGCAAATAATGAAAGTGGCACTGGAAAGAGGTCGCTTGGTAGGTGAAAGAGAAGACCGCCTTCAAAGTGAAAGAGCACAAAAGCAGTATGAAGTGCAAGATAAGCAAGAAGGCCGCAAAATGAAAGCAGGCGGCAAGGTATCTAGCGCTTCTTCTCGTGCAGACGGCTGTGCTGTTAAAGGCAAAACTAAAGGACGGATGGTTTAATCATGGCATATGACTTCCTAAAGCAAGGCGCAGACAACCTTAAAGGTATTGGTTTTGGTGCAGCACTGCCAGCCGAACGTGATCGCCTTTTAGGAATGATTAGCGGTGATAAAGACAAAGAGCAAGAAGAGAAGATGAAGCAAATGCAGGCTCAGATCGATGCTGCTAATAAAGGCAAAGCTCCGGGCATGAAAAAGGGCGGTAAGGTTTCTTCTGCTTCTAAGCGCGCTGATGGTTGCTGCATTCGTGGAAAGACAAGAGCATGAGAGCTTCTCGTGGAATGGGTGCTGTAATGCCTAGCAAGATGCCGGGCAAGAAAATTATTCATCGTAAGGATAACCCTAACGATGTTGAAATGTACGCCGAAGGCGGGAAAGTAGGATTGTATGAAAACATTCATAAAAAACGTGCTCGCATGGCTGCTGGGTCAGGAGAAAAAATGCGTAAGCCCGGAAGTAAAGGCGCCCCAACTAAAGCCGATTTCTTCAAGTCCGCGAAAACCGCGAAAAAAGGTAGTCGCTAAACCGAAGGTTGCAGCTAAGAAACCCGCCGTAGTCGCTAAGACTGTGGCAAAAAAGAAAGCTAAGGCAAAGAAATGACCGTAGTCGCTAACGCAACGTTTAACCTAGACCTCTCCGAGATTGTCGAAGAAGCCTTTGAGCGATGTGGCTCAGAGCTTCGCTCTGGTTATGACTTGCGTACGGCGCGTCGTTCACTTAATTTGTTGTTTGCTGACTGGGCTAACCGCGGCATCAACATGTGGACCATCGAGCAGGGTGAAATCCCTCTCGTTCAAGGTCAAAGCATTTACGCTCTTCCTGTAGATACAGTCGACCTGTTGGAGCACGTTATCCGTACAAACCCTGGTGTTCAGAATACACAGGCGGATCTCACCATAACACGTATCTCTGTGTCTACTTACGCCACAATCCCTAACAAGTTACAGCAAGCTAGACCAATCCAAGTGTGGATCAACCGTCAGTCTGGTGCAACCTATGAGGGTACAAGCTCTTCTACACCCCCTGCAGGCGTCGATGCGCCATCGATTAACGTCTGGCCTACCCCAGACCAAGGAACGACTGAGCAGCCCTATTACACGTTCGTATACTGGCGTTTGCGCCGTATCCACAATGCTGGCGATGGTTCCAATACTATGGACGTCCCATTCCGCTTCTTGCCTTGCTTGGTATCTGGCCTGTCTTACTACATGGCTTTGAAGATTCCAGGGGCTGATAGCCGTCTACAAGTGCTTAAACAGCAATATGACGAAGCATGGAACACTGCAGCAGGTGAAGACCAAGAGAAAGCGGCGGTTCGTTTTGTGCCTCGCCGCATGTTTATTACTTAAGGAATAGCGAGTGGCTAATCAGTTCGCATCCGGTAAGTGGGCAATATCGCAGTGCGATCGTTGTGGGTTTCGCTTTGAGTTAAAAGTTTTAAAGATCGAGATTGTTAAGACCAAGAAGTATCAGCTTAAGGTCTGCCCAGCTTGCTGGGATCCTGATCAGCCGCAGTTGCAGTTGGGTATGTACCCGATTAACGATCCGCAAGCAGTACGCGATCCAAGACCGGATAACACATACTACCAAGCCGGTTATACAGGTTTGCAGTTGAATCAAAACGCTGGGCAAACCGAAAATGGCTTTGGAGACCCAACGCAAGGTAGTAGGGTATTTCAATGGGGCTGGGCACCGGTTGGCGGCACTCGGCAAGAAGATAACGGACTTACGCCAAACTACTTGGTAATTGCGGTAGAAATTGGTACAGTATCAGTAACCACCACTTAGGAGAATTAACATGGGTTTTAAATCAGCAGCTGACGGCATTACTAAAAAAGGTAAAACTAAGGGCAAGAACCTTGGTGATACAGGTCCATCTGTAGGCGTTCAAAAGGGCGGCAAGGGTGGTAAAGGCGGCAAAACTAACGAGCAAATGAAATCTTTAGGTCGCGGCTTAGCAAAAGTAGCAAACCAAAAAGGCAAATAAAATGGCTATCGAAAACAAACCAGCAGAGAAATATGCTAAGAACGGCACTTCTGTAGCCGCAGGCATGAGCGCTGTTGTTGATAAAGGCAACGCAATGGATTCTTTACGGATCTCTGTTGCTGGTATTAGCAAAGGCAATGATCGCCCAACTAAGACTGATGGCATCAAGATGCGCGGCGCTGGTGCTGCGACTAAAGGTGTTATGTGTCGTGGGCCAATGGCTTAAGGCTAGACAATGAACTATGTGCAGCTGTATCAAGCGATACAGGATTACTCTGAAAATACTGAGTCGCTGTTTGTAAATAACATCTCTCGCTTTGTTCAAGAAGCGGAAGAACGAATTTACAACAGCGTTCAGATTCCTTCATTGCGCCGCAACGTGACTGGTACAGTTACTGCGGCTAATCCTTATTTGTCTGCGCCAGATGACTACCTCTCAACCTACTCTATGGCGGTTGTTGAGGGATATGGCAGCAATGCAGCGGCATACACATACCTCTTAAACAAGGATGTGAACTTCATTCGTGAGGCTTACCCCAACCCAACTGTGACTGGCGTGCCTAAATATTACGCACTGTTCGGTTCACAGTACTCGAACGCCAATGAGTTGTCGTTCTTGATGGGTCCTACACCTAGCTCAAACTTAACGGTTGAGCTTCATTATTTCTATTACCCAGTATCTATTGTGCAAGGCGTTGTCACAGGGCTAAATACCTTGGTTGGCGGTTCGCAGTACAACAACGGCTACTACACTAACGTACCGCTATCTGGCGGTTCTGGATCTGGCATTACTGCCAATATCCTTGTGTCTGGTGGAGCTGTATCTGAGGTAACAATTACTAACGGCGGCAACTTCTACTCGATCGGTGATGTTTTAACTACATCAAACACGTATATCGGTAACGCTGGCGCTGGTTTTACTATCACTGTTTTGAACATCAATAACGCTGCTGGCACTAGCTGGCTTGGCGATAACTACGACCCTGTGCTCCTCTACGGCGCTATGCGTGAAGCGATGCTCTTCATGAAGGGTGAGGCTGATATGGTTAAGTACTACGATGATAAGTACGCTGAAGCCCTTTCACAGCTCAACCGCCTTGGTACTGGTCTGGAGCGTGGTGATGCTTACCGTGATGGACAGGCTCGAATTAAGGTTAATCCATAATGGCTCTCCAACAAACAGCATGCACGATCTTTAAGCAGAACTTGCTTAACGGGCTTGAGAACTTCACCACAGGCACCTACAAGATAGCGCTATACACGTCTTTTTCAACTATTGGACCTGATACGCTAGCCTACACCACAGATAATGAAATCACTGGTACTGGGTATACAGCAGGTGGAGAAGAGCTCACTAACATCGTGCCCGCTTCAAGCAACAACATTTCATTCATTTCGTTTGATCCTGTGACTTGGAACCCAGCTAGCTTTACTGCAGCAGGGGCTTTAATTTACAATGCAGATACAGATGCAGCCGTATGCGTACTAAGTTTTGGCTCCGATAAAACTGCTACAAATACATTTACAGTAACTTTCCCAGCAGCGACATCGTCCACTGCTGTTATCAGGTTAAATTAAGGAGTTTTTATGAGTTCAGAATTAACAAAATTTGGCGACGTAACTGCGGCAACTGCCTCCTTTGGTGGTGGTTCAGCTGAGACTGTTGGCCTTGAAGGTGTATACGTTGCTACTTGCTACGACGCTAACGGCGTTGAGAAGTGGTCTGACGTTATTGAAAACCTAACAACTAACGTAGGTCGTGCCAATTTAATGGACTCCTACTTTGCTAACGCAGGCGGCGGCGCTATCGTTATGGGCTTGGGCGGTGCTAACGGCTCTTCAACCTTTACTCCTGCCTACGCTGATACACAAGGCTCACACGCTGGTTGGTATGAAGTTGGTGGCGCTAATGCCCCTACATACTCTGGTACACGCAAGACTCCATCGTTCTCTGCGGCTACTACTGCTAACCCTTCCGTATTGGCTACTTCAGCTGCGGTTGTGTTCTCAATGACTGGTTCTGGTACTGTATACGGCGCGTTCATTAACGTAGGTGGATCTACAGCGATTGATAACACCACAGGCACATTGTTCAGTATCGGCGCATTTACTGCTGGTTCTAAGACTGTAACTTCTGGCGACACAATCAACGTTACCTACACATTATCTGCTGCTGGCTAAGGAGCTTTAAATGGCTCTTCAGTTACAAGATCGTGTACTAGAGACGGCTAGCTCACCTGGCACGGGTACTGTTACCCTGCTGGGGGCTTCGCTTGGCTATCAGTCATTTGACGATGCGCTAACTAGCGGTAATACAACTTATTACACGATTGCTGACTTAGGTGGCGCTAACTGGGAAGTTGGTATTGGTACGTTTACTTCGCCAGACCAACTGACTCGTGACACGATTCTTGCTTCTAGTAATGCAGGTTCAGCAGTTAACTTTAGTTCTGGCACACAGAACGTCTTTGTTACTTACCCAGCTGAGAAGTCGGTAAATCTTAACGCATCTGGTAATGTGTCCCCGCTTGGGACTATTGCTTCGGGAACTTGGAATGCTACTGCAATTACCACGACTTATGGCGGTACTGGCCTTACTTCCTATACTGCTGGCGACCTACCTTATTACTCAACTGGTACTGCTCTGTCTAAACTGGCTATTGGGTCCAACGGGTATATCCTTACATCAAACGGTACAGCTCCAACCTGGGCAGCAAACACTGCGGCAACGGCGGACGATGCGTACTTCTTATCCTTTATGATGGGCTAACATGACTACTTATTCAAACACCTCGTACGTAGCCAAGAACGTTGGCACTTCAGCGGTAAACATTATTCCTAGCATTTCGTCTGGGACTGTTGCTATTTCTAGCTGCATCGTATCGAACACTTCAGCTTCACCGATTACTACTTCTGTTTATCTAACTAGAAGTTCTGTTAACCACTATCTGGTCTACAACGCTACTGTGCCTGTTGGTGGCTCACTTGAGGTAATCCAAGGCAACCGTGTAGTGATGATTGCTAGTGATGCTCTTTATATTCAGAACAGCGCTGCTTCTTCTGGTGACGCTGTGGTATCTGCTCTAACGGCGGTCTAACATGGCATACATCGGGAATACAGTTCAGACTCAAGGCTTTGCCCCAGCCGTTGATTATTTCAATGGTGACGGAACTACTGTAACTTTTACTTTATCCCGCCCTGTTGCTTCTGTAGCTCAGCTAACTGCGGTTATTGATAACGTCATCCAGAACCCAAGCTCAGCGTTTACAGTCAGCGGTAATGCAATCACATTTACTTCTGCCCCGCTATCTGGCACAAACAATATCTGGGTTGAGTACACAAGTTTAGTTACGACCTACGCTGCTATCTCTCAAGACCCATCCGTTATTGGCGACCTAACTGCATCTGGTGGTTATTTGTCTACTGGTGACTTTGGTAATTCCTATATTGACGGCACAATCGTTGACTATGTAACAGGTAACGCCCGTATTACTACTGGCCCACTTGATGACATGACGTTCTACCACGGAGGTACGACTAGTCGTTCTGAGCTGCTGTCTTTGTACTACGCTGGTGGCGCTAAAGTTTACGGCACAACTGCATTAACTATTCCTGTAGGAACTACTGCTCAAAGACCTACTGGTGCTTCTGGAATGATTCGCTATAACTCAACGTTGGCTTATCCAGAGTGGTATGACGCAGCAAGTTCTTCATGGCAGCCTTTTACTTCCCTATCTGGTTTAGTCGTAGCAGATTTTCTTGTAGTTGGTGGTGGAGGTGGCGGCGGCTCTGGTGGCTCAACTATGTATACATCCGCTGGTGGCGGTGGCGGTGCTGGTGGTCTTAGATCGTCTGTTACGGCAACGGGCGGTGGAGGTACTTTAGAGTCCCCGTTAAATTTAGTAGTTGGTACTACATACACAATTACAGTAGGTGCTGGCGGTGCTGGTGCTTCAAATAGCGCAAATGGATCTCAGGGTGGTAATTCTGTATTCGCCACAGTAACTTCACTTGGTGGCGGGTACGGGGCATACGAAGCTACTGGCGGTAGTGGCGGTAGTGGCGGAGCATCTTCTGGTGGTAGCGCAGGACCAGGATCAGGAACTGCTGGTCAAGGATACGCTGCGGGTAATGCCGCTACTAGCTCAGGCGCTGGTGGCGGTGGCGCTGGAGCTGTTGGAACTACTGCTACTGGAAATGGTGGATACGCTGGTGGTGTTGGTGTAGCAGTTGCTATTACAGGTTCTTCTGTGTATTACGCTGGTGGAGGCGGTGGTGGTACTTATAGTGCAGCTGCTGGTGCTGGTGGTGCTGGCGGTAACGGAGGTGGTGGTGCTGGTGGAGCTAACCAAGCAAACGGTTCTGCGGCTACTGCAAATACTGGTGGCGGAGGCGGTGCTTCTGGCGGAACATATAATACAACAGGCTCGCTATCTTCTGGTGCTGGTGGTTCTGGAGTTGTAATTGTTCGTGTTCTTACTAGCAAATATTCTGGTACAACTACTGGCTCACCTACAGTAACTACAGACGGCTCATACACAGTTATTAAATACACATCATCTGGTACATATACAGCTTAACGGAGAAAAATATGGGACATTTTGCAAAAGTAGTTGACGGTAAAGTTACACAAGTGATTGTGGCTGAACCTGATTTCTTTCAAACATTCGTAGATTCAAGCCCTGGTGAATGGATTCAAACATCCTATAACACCATTGGCAATCAACATACTCAAGGCGGTACACCATTGCGTGGTAACTACGCTGGTATTGGCTACACATACGACAGAGAAAACGATGTGTTTATTGCCCCAAAACCATCTGAAGACGCTACACTAAACACTGATACATGGCTATGGGAAGTTCCTGTAGTTGAAGAACCAGCACAAGGCTAAAAATGGCTATTAGCACCATTGGAACCAACTCGTTAGCTAACCCGCTTACATTGCCAAACGGCACTGTGCTGCCTACATGGACTACAGCTACAAGACCAGCTTCTCCAGTCGCTGGGCAGATGGGGTATAACTCAACAAAAGGTTATCCAGAATGGTATTCAACAGCGGAATCTACATGGATTCAATTTAACCAAGGAATTCCTTATTCTTTAGAGTATTTAATTGTTGCTGGCGGCGGCGGTGCGGCTGTTTATTATTCTGGTGGCGGCGGTGCTGGTGGGTTATTAAGTGGTTCAACAACTGTAACGCCCTCTACGGTATTCCCAATTGTGGTTGGATCTGGTGGGGCTGGTTCCAGCAATGGTACTGGCGATGGGTCTGTTGGTAGCTCTGGTAATAACTCAACTGGTTTTAGCTTAACTGCTTTAGGCGGTGGTGGTGGCGGCTCCCGTGTTAACGGAAATTCTGGTGGTTCTGGCGGTGGCGGTGGTAATGGAAGTACATCAGGCGCTTCTGGCACATCAGGCCAAGGATACGCTGGCGGTAATGGTAGTGGTACTGGGGGTATTTCAGATATTGCTGCTGGTGGCGGTGGTGGAGCTACAGCAGCTGGTGTAAACGGTGTAATAAATAGTGTTAGAGGTGTTGGCGGTGCAGGAAGTAACGCATACTCTACATGGGCTTCAGCAACAAGTACTGGCGCTTCTGGTTATTACGCTGGCGGTGGTTCTGGTGGTGCTTCTGGAGCGCTTGGCGGTGCAACCACACCAGGTGGAGCTGGCGGTGGTGGTTATGGTGGTGGTAACGCTGGAGCTGGCGGCGCTGGAACTGCTAATACTGGTGGTGGTGCTGGCGGTGGCGGCGAAAATCAAGGTTCAACAGGCACATCAGGCGGATCAGGTATTGTAATTATTCGTTATGCTGGCGCACAAAAAGGTACTGGTGGAACTATTGTTACTACTGGTGGCTACACTTATCATACATTTACAAGCAGCGGAACCTTCACGGCCTAATCTATGCCATACATCGGAAACCCCATATACCAATCGGCTTTTGTTACCGACCAATTCTCTGGTGACGGCACAACTACAGCTTTCACAATGTCGGTTGCTCCTGCTGGTACGACTAACGTACTCGTGGTGGTTTCTGGTGTAGTTCAAGACCCATCTACTTACGGCGTTGTTGGTACTACGCTTAACTTCTCTGCAGCCCCACCTAGTGGTACAGGCAATATCTCATGCCGTTATCTTGGCGTTCCAGTAACAGGCGTAACAACCACAGCCTACAGAACCGTAACGGAGTTCACAGCTACTGCATCACAGACTACATTCACACCGCCTTCTTATAACGTGGGGTTCATCAATGTCTACCTTAACGGAGTTTTGCTGGGCAGCGCTGACTATACTGCTACTAACGGAACTACTGTCGTTCTCGCTACGGGCGCTTCGGCTGGTAATCTGGTTACTGTAGAGTCTTTCCGTATTGAGAGCGTAGCTAACGCTATAGCCAACGCAGCAGGATCAGTCTCAAACACAAACCTTACTACTGCTTCTATTACTTCTGACAAGTTTGCGTCAACTACTGGTTCTGGTGCGGTTGTTTTAGCTACAAGCCCTACTTTAGTTACTCCAGCGTTGGGTACTCCTTCTGCCATTAACTTAACTAACGCTACAGGATTATCTTGGGGTGCGTTACCTACTGGGTCTGTTTTGCAAGTAGTTAATGGCAGTACTATAACTGGTGCTAATACATCGTCTTCAAGCTACTCAAATACAAACCTAACCGCCACAATAACCCCCAAATACTCAACAAGTAAAATACTTGTATTGGTGAACCAATGTGGTTGCTATAAAGACGGAAACGCAAACCAAGGTGGTTCTTTAATAATTTTAAGAGACGCTACAACATTGGCAACTATTGGAGAGCGTTTTGCTGGTGATAACCCTAGTGGTTCTGTTTTCAGTATTGGTAGTATATCTTCTTGCTATTTAGATTCACCAGCTACTACTTCAGCTACAACGTACAAAACTCAGTTTTCTAGTATTTCTAACGTTGGAACAATTTACGTTCAAGTTTACAGCGCAATGTCAACGATTACTTTGATGGAGATTGCAGCATGAGTTTAACTATCCCTCAAGTAAGAGCGCTAAGAGCTTTATACACACAAGTTGTTTTTATAAATGATACGAGTGCATATGATGAGCAAGGTGATGAAGTTATTTATGACCTAGATGCTGTTAACACACGGGTAGAAACAGACGAACAAGCCGCAGTAGATGCTCGTCAATCCGCGATAAACAAACTCATGGCACTCGGACTTACCGAAGAAGAAGCCTTGGCTTTAGGAGTTAAATAATGACACAAGCAGCTAGCTTAGCAGCTCTCGGTTCTAACGGATCACTTCAACTTCCTTCGTGGACTACTTTGGGTAGACCTACTGGGGTTAATGGCTTGACTGGCTACAACACCACGTTAAATAAAATGGAAGTCTACCAAAACGGTGAGTGGGTTCAATACTCTCTTACCTATGCAATAGATTACTTGGTTGTTGCTGGTGGCGGTGCTGGAGGTATTGCTAGTGGCGGTGGCGCAAACGGAGGTGGAGGTGCTGGTGGTTTGCTTCAAGCAACTGGGCAAAGTATTACATCTGGCGCTGCGTACACAATTACAATCGGTGCTGGTGGTGCTGGAACAAGCGGTACTGCTGTTGGGCAATCTGGTAGTAATACAACCGCCCTTGGGTTAACTGCTATTGGTGGTGGCGGTGGTGGTACTAGAGGTGGTGGTGGCCCAACTTCTGGAGGCGCTGGTGGCGGAGCTGGTTGTGATGGGTCTGGAACACAGACTGGTGCTTCTGGCACTTCTGGTCAAGGTTATGCAGGTGGAGACCAAGGAGCAAATAGCGGAAGTTACGCCGCAGGTGGCGGTGGCGGAGCAGCTAGTGCTGGTGGAAATGGTAATAGCTCTGGTAACGGTGGTAACGGTGGCACTGGCATAAACTGGCAATCACTAGGAACTTTTTACTCTGGTGGCGGTGGCGGCGGAACACACCAAGCGCCTGGCGGCGGAACAGCTGGTGGTACTGGAGGTTCTGGTGTTGGTGGTAATGGTGGTTTTGGAACTGGTGGTCCAGCCGCAACAGCTGGAACAGCAAACCGTGGTGGTGGCGGTGGCGGTAATGGGCAGTCTGAAGGTAACTCTGGTTCAGGCGGCTCTGGTATTGTCATCATTCGATATTTAGGCGCTCAAAAAGGTACTGGCGGTACAGTTACTAGCTCTGGTGGCTATACATATCACACATTTACTTCTTCTGGGACATACACAGCATGAGTTTAACTAAAGTCCAAAGTGCAATGATTGGTGGGGGCAGCTCTATTGCGTTTGCCCCTGGTGTACCTATCTACGAGAATACACAAACAATCAGTACAAACTACACTATTACTGCGGGTTCTTCAGCTATGTGTTGTGGCCCCATAACTATTGCAAGTGGTGTTACATTGACGATTCCTAGCGGGTCAAGGTTGGCTATATTATGAGTTCAGTTTCTATTGCTGGAGATACCAGCGGTTCGATTCTTCTTGCTGCCCCTTCGGTAGCTGGGTCTAGTACGCTTACTTTGCCTACTACTGGCGGTACTGTGCTTTCTAATGCGTCTACTGGGGTTTGTGTAGCTTGGGTAACTTATAACGGAAATACTCAAACAATTCTTGCCTCGTACAACGTTGCCTCTGTAACTCATAGAGATGCTGGGCGGTACACAATAAACTTTACTACCCCTTTAGCAGATGCGAACTATTGTGTTATTGGCATGGTGAGTAATGACTCAACTGGAACCGCCTTCATCGGTGCGGTACAAGACTACACAAATGCTGCACCGTCTGCAAGTGCTTGCCCTGTTATGACAGGTTATGGTAACGGATCTGCTATGGTTAATAGCGCCTTATACAGAGATACAAACTACGCATACTTTGCGTTTTTTAGATAGGCTTTTCGATGACAACAACAATCAATGCCTCAACCTCGTCTGGTCTGGTTACTACACCTGACAACTCAGGCGCAATAGCACTTCAAAATGCTGGGGTGACTGGGTTAAATATAAGTGCCTCTGGGCAAGTGACTACACCACTACAACCAGCTTTTAACGCTGCTATGAGTACAGGTGCAGTAATCAGCAGTGGAAACGTTGTTGTTTATGGAAATGCCTATACAAATATTGGCAGCTGTTATAGCACTTCAACTGGAAGGTTTACGGCTCCTGTTTCTGGCATGTATCAGTTCAATGCAAATATTTACAGCAATGCAGCAACTTTTGGCTCTGCTCGTTTTAGTGTTAACGGTGGGACAAACGCAGCTTCTGGCCCTCTATTTCAAAACGTAGGCAATTCTAACTACCCAACAACAGCTATGTCTGAAGCAATTTATTTAAACGCTGGGGACACAATGGCAATATATATTAATAGTGGGTCAATGTATGCTGACCAAGACTGCCGTTTTTCTGGCTTTTTAATAGGGTAAATTATGGCTTTAATTCTAAGTGGCGATACTGGGGTTCCAGCTAGTGGCATGCCTACGGGGTCTGTGATTCAGACTGTACAAGCAACAAGTTCTACTTCACCGAGCACAACGGGCAGCACTTACGTAGCAAGTGGGATTACTGCGTCTATTACCCCACAGTTTTCAAACAGCAAAATACTAGTTGTGTCTTCGTGGTGGCAGTCTGTAAGCGCCAACGGAACTACTATTGCCTGTACCGTTTACAGAAACTCTACTGAGTTAGGGTATCCATACTATGGGTTTACTTCGCAATATTTACCAAGTTCAGCGGGTGAAACAACAGGCGCATTAAATTATCTTGATTCACCAGCAACTACGTCATCAACGACATATACGATTTATTTTAAACGTATTGACAATGCTGGAACTGTTTATTGCGGCAGCACAATAAGAACATCAACCATAACCCTTATGGAAATTAAAGGCTAATGTTCGGAATCTCAGCCTTTGCTCAATCGCCTTTTGCTTCTTTAGGAGGCAATGCGTACCCAGTTGATGTGGCTGAGAGCTTTACCCTGTCTGACGTTTATGCTGGCCCAGCGGCTTTCCAAGGCTTGTACGATGAGTCCTTTGCCCTAGCCGATTCTGACGGCGGCGGTTCTACATTTGACTTCTTTGGCACAGTTGCCGATACCTGTTCATTTAACGATGAAGCCTTCGGTGTATATGACGTTTTGGTAGCGCAGGCTGAGTCTTTCACCCTTACCGATACTCCAGATGCCAACGTAGATTTTGTAGGGGTAAACCCTGAGTCGTTTACTTTATCTGACGTTTATGTTGGGGCTTTGGACTTCGTTGGCCTTGAAGATGAAACCGCTACCTTTACCGACGTATGGGGTGTGCTGGCTAACTTCAACCCAACTCAAGCAGAAACCATTACCTTTACCGACGCCACAACAGGTAACAGAGATACAACCACAGGCGTTACAGAAACAGTAACCCTGTCTGACGCATACCAAGCAGCCGTAGACTTTATTGGCTTGCTGCAAGAACAATTTAGCATTACAGACTCGCCTTATGCACGCGGCTGGTTTAAAATCAATGACGACCAGTCGGTAACGTGGAACTCCGTAAATAACACCCAGAGCACTACATGGGTAAATGCAGGAGCGGCGCAAGACCCAAATTGGGTAGTGATCGACAACAACCAGTAAGGATTTAAAATGACCACCTTCTCGACTAGCCTTAAACTGACACTGCCTGGTGATGGGCAACAGACTGGTACGTGGGGCCAAACTACCAACAATAACCTTGGTACGCTCCTAGAACAGGCTATTTGCGGCGTGCAGACGATCACAATGATCAACGCCAACTACACGCTAACCAACCTCAACGGTACGGCTGACGAAGCCCGAAATGCGGTTTTAGTGATTCAAGGTACGAACTCAGCGGTGCGCCAAGTTATCTGCCCGCTAGTACCCAAGACCTATATCGTTGTTAATGAGACTTCTGGCGGCTACGACATCACAGTTGGCGGTTCTTCTGGCTCACTGGTTACTATTCAAAATGGCGTTACACAGATCGTTTACTGTGACGGCACAAACTTCTATGACGTGGTTAACCCTAACTACATTACAGGCAACCTCAGTATTTCTGGTGCTTTAGCGGTAACAGGGGCAATCGCTTCTTCTGCTGGAGTTACTGGCACTACTGGTACATTTTCTGGCGTTGTACAAGGCGCTTCTTTTACCGGTGCTGGTACAGGCTTAACTGGCACTGCAGCCTCTTTATCTATTGGTGGTACTGCAGCAACTGCAACTAATGCCACTAACGCTACTACAGCAGCCGCAGCAACAACACTAGCCACTACAAACTGGACTGTCGTAGAATCAGGTGGCTATCTGTACTTTAAATACGGCGGTGTAAATAAGCTGCGTATAGACAGCTCTGGTAACTTGCTAGTAACTGGCAACATATCTGCATACCAGACAATCTAAACAACAAGGGGGCTAAATGCTATTTGAAATACACGCTGAGAAAAGCGCCAGCGACAAGAAAGTATTTCTATATAACAACGAGACTAACGTCTTGGTGGGTACTGACGGCTCTGAATACAAGTATCGTGACGGTGCGCATGACCAACACCAGCTCCCCTATGTCGCCTTCGATAAGAACCACCCCCTAAAGAAAAGCAAACATATTCAGTTACTTAAGATCCAGATGGGTCTGTCTTGTAACTATTCCTGCGATTACTGCAGCCAGAAATTCGTTGAGCGTGCTGAGACTACTACAGCTAAAGACGTAACCCCCTTCATGGAAAAACTCAACAACTTACACTTTAGCGAAGAAGCTGGTGTAAAGATTGAGTTCTGGGGTGGCGAACCGCTCGTGTATTGGAAAACCCTCAAGCCATTGGCTGAAGCACTGAGAGAGAAGTTGCCATACGCTAAGTTCTCGATGATTACCAACGGGTCTATCCTGACTGACGACATCATTGACTGGCTTATGATGATGGACTTCTCGGTTTCTATCTCTCATGACGGCCCCGGTCAAGCAGTACGTGGCCCAGATCCGTTCGATGATCCTGTGCAGAAAGAGCGCTTACTTGGCTTTTACCGCATGATGACTCGCCTTAAGAAGGGCATTAGCTTTAACTCCATGCTGAGCGCCAAGAACCAGAGCCGCAAGGTTATTTCTGATTGGTTCCGTGAATTGACTGGCGATCAAAACATCGCCCTTGGTGAAGGCGGCATTGTGGATGCGTACGACGAAGACGGGATTACTAACTCCCTTCAGTCCAAGGCTGATCACTTTAACTTCCGCCGTACTGCCTTTGCTGACATCTTCGCTACTGGTGGTGATATTGGCTTTAAGATGCAGCTTGAGAAGATCGACAACTTCACACGCTCTGTGCTGTCACAAAGCAACTCGAAATTCTTAGGCCAGAAGTGTGGTATGGATGACGAGCACGTGCTAGCTGTTGACCTGCATGGAAACGTACTGACCTGCCAGAATGTAAGCGCAGCCGAGATTAGTAAAAATGGCGAGAGCCACCTGGGTGGGACTTTAGATGACTTTGAAAACGTTTCGATTAAGACCGCTACGCATTGGAGTCAGCGTGCCGATTGCGCAAGTTGTCCAGTTCTGCACCTATGTAAGGGAGCCTGTATGTTCCTCGAAAACTCCTTTTGGGAAACGTCCTGCGCCAACGCGTATTCAGACAACGTGGCTTTGTTTGCGCTTGCTATAGAGAAAATGACTGGCTACATACCGACTTTAATCAAGTCGGACTCATTGCCTTTGGAAAGGCAAGATATTTTTGGTACGCTCTTCACACACGAAGAGAAGCCAGTTAAGAAGTTCATCCCAATCAAAGTAGTTAGCGATGTTGTCGGCAAGATCGACGATGTCGAAGTTTATGGAAAATCGAGGTTAGCAGCATGACACTACCAGCATCAGGCGCAATTTCCGTCAGTCAGATAAGCACTGAGATCGGGCAGGCATCAACCTACTCTACGGATCTTGGCTTTCTAAATGGTTTAATTTTGCCTAGCCTGCGCCCTGCAGCCCCGACTCTTACTGCGTTCTATAACCTCAACTACTACCAAAGTAGCATGAACGGGGATTGCAACAACGGGAACTGTAACTGTAACTGTAACTGTTCTGGCAACATCCAATGTAATAACTGCTCTACTGCTACAGTTGTATGTGCTAACTGCGATACACAGCAATGGTTACAGACTGGTGCTAACTGCGCTTGCACATACAACTGCTCAACTATTCAAGACATTGTTTACAACTGTAACTGCAACTGCGCGTGCTCTAAGATCATTTGCACGAAGCTCTACCAGATTGGCATGATGCCTTACAACATTTTTGCGGCTGACCAGCAATATGGTGAGTGGTTGAAAAAGAATGACCGTAGTGTATACAGAGGCTACATCAAGTGGGCACGCAACGTAACTGCATGGATTGACGGCGGTGGCCCAGATTTCATGATTTGGATTCGTGACAAAGCCCTACGCCAAGCTAAACAGAAAGAAGCTGCTACTAAGTGGGCGTATAAGATCGCTACACCTTGGTCTGAGCACATGGCTTACCTGATGGGTGCTGTTCCTAAAGACAATGACATGGGGCGCATCATTATGAAGATTGGTCGCCCAATCTGTAAGCTGGTTTATGCCCTGCCTAAAGAACGTAAAGTGCCTGACTTTGTAGCTACATGGACTATGTGGGCGCTATTCTTCTTTAGCTACTTCACTGCCAAGGCGCTGACAGGTAAAGCAAAATCTTTAATCGGAAGCCAAAACTATGAACATTGAAAACACTGAGTTGTATAGACAGCACATCGTCCATTACTTTGACGAGCAGTTGGGGCGTGACATTGTTAACTTGCCTTTAATTGACCGCAACCGTTTATTTCAAATGATTACTGACTACGCAGACTTACTGCGTACTTTGTTTCATGAAGGCATTCCTATTATTGAGCACGTTCTTGGTAACTCTTGGCAGGCTGATGCTGGTGAACTGCAGCACGCTAATGAAATGATTCGCCAATACGAAGAGTGGAAGAATGTTCGCTAAGTTAAAAGTTAACCTCGGCAAGCTGGAGTACAGCCAGCTAGATAAGCAAATTGATTACGGCAACGTGATCTCTTACTTCAACGTAGCTTTGCCTAAGTTGGATGAGGTTATGGGCGTGATACCTGAGAAGTATCGCAGCGCCTTCTCGATGTCGGTAATGAAAATCAACGCTGGTGTGCCTGCGCACACTGACAGCGGTATCAAGACTACGATTAACTTCTACGTCAAGACTCCACCATGCAAGACCCAGTTCTATAGAACCCCTGTCGAGCCTACCACTTACCAGATACTGAACCAGACCAACGGCGTCTTGTTTGATGAAAAAGACCTTGAAGCTACTGGTTCGTTTGTAGCCGAAGAAGGCGATGTATGGGTGCTTGATGTAACTAAACCGCATTCTGTACAGCCGCTTGAAGATTTAGAAGAACGTGTTGCTGTAACTCTGGCTACCAACACCTATTATTTTGACGAAGTGTGCAGCATGCTCAACGACACAGGCAACCTGTAATGTTTTACGAAGAGCTACCGCTTCTGAAGTTTGATCATGCCAAGCTAGTGGATGATTTAAAATGTCATGTTATGCCGTTGGGCAGACAAGTCATTCAAGGCGAAGAGTATGAAACACCTAATTATCACGGATTCGGCGGCTGGTCTATTACTTCTCGCACTGGTAGTTGGATGGATGGTTGGGACTTCTTTCAAAGTGCTTCTGGTGAAGCACTCGAGGCTTTCTTTCCTTCCAACAGCAATAACTTCAAAGCGCTTAAGTATTTCAATATTGCCCATTCAATGGAGCATAAGAACCCTACTGAAGCGTGTGTTGGTGAGATTGCATCCGTAGTAAAACAAATAGAAGATTTGGGTTTAACCCCAAGGCGTGTACGCATTTCTTGCTTACAGGCTGGTTGTAAATCGTTAGTACACACAGATGGCGAAGAGACAGAATACATCGCCCGTATACACATACCGCTAATCACTAACCCCAAGTGCGTGTTTATTTCCGAGGGGCAAAACCTCCATATGGAGGCCGGTAAAGCGTATATGGTCTGGGTCAACAAATGGCACCAGATCCGCAATGATTCTGACCAAGATCGCTATCACATCATCATGGATGCGTACGACACCAAAGGTGTGACCCAAGGGTTTAAGTACGACGGCAACATCCAAGAACTAGAAGATTACGCCGCGTTGTTGAGAAAAAATATAGAGGAGACAGTTATCACGCCCGAAGAGTTGGCGAGATACGAATCCGTGAGACAAACGTTCGTTACGAAGAAGGTGTAAAAAATTGAATCATGTCCGATCCGTTGGGGTTGTCAGAGGGGGTAAAGGGACTTAGTGCGGGTCTTGATGGCAGTCGTGAGGCTGCCAAATCCGTTACCAAGAGTATTGAAAACATACAGAACGACAGCCTCGAGGTAGCCCAGCAGAAAGCTCAAGAAAGACGTAGAGCAGCTAGGGAGGCAGAGTTAAAGAAAGAGCGAGCGCTGATTAAAGCGCTTGACGAGTGGAAGCGAAAGAAGCAAATCTCCGATGAGGAAGCTAATCTTAAGATTAACTTTGTTAAGAAGTACGGGGCTAAAGAGTGGGAAGCAGTGCTAAAGATTAAGCTGGATATTGAAAACCTTGAGCGTAAAGCCAACGAAGAATTCCAGCATGATTTGACTGAAGTAAGACGTGTGCAGTTTTATTGTTTTGTTGCCGCACTAATCGTCACGTTGTGGTTAAAATTTATTTTAGGGGCTTTTTAAATGATGGATACGTTACTTGGAATTCTTAAAGGCGTTGCACCTGTTCTGGCTACTGCTGTTGCTGGTCCTGCTGGCGGAGCTGCTGTGGGCTGGTTGGCTGATAAGTTAGGCATGCCTGACGCTACTGTAGAAACTATTACTGAGGCTTTGCAGGGTAATCCAGAGCTGACCATGAAGCTCAAAGAGCTTGATCTCGAATATGCCAAGATGGATGCAGCCGACCGTGACTCCGCTCGTAAGGCATATGCTGCCGTAGCTACTAGTGAAAACTCAAGCAAGCTAGATAAAGCCGTAGTCCCTATGTTAGCCCTCGGTACCGTTGGCTTAGCGTTCTTATTTATTGGCGTGCTGATTTTTATCAACGTGCCTACTGACCAGCAGCAGATTATTATTTTTGCACTGGGCTTTATTACTAGCTCAGCAGGTCAAGTGCTTTCGTTCTACTTTGGTTCAAGCCAAGGTAGTAAAGATAAAACCAAAGAAATTGAAGGGTTGATGAAGAAATGACCAAACTAACTGAACACTTCTCACTAGAAGAACTTGTTGCCTCCGAAACCGCTGAGCGCAACGGCTGGGACAATACGCCTAATGCCGCAGAAATACAGAACCTAGAGCGCTTGGCTTTGATGCTTGAGCAAGTCCGTGCGACCCTCAACAAACCAATCATGATTAACAGTGCCTTCCGTTCTAAGCAGGTCAATGATGGCGTAGGTTCTAAAGACACATCGCAGCATCGTGTTGGCTGTGCTGCTGATATTCGCATTCCTGGCATGAACCCTGATGAGGTTTGCCGTGCCATCATCGCTTCTGATATTCAGTTTGACCAGCTCATTCGTGAGTTCTACAACCCAGACTCTAAGGCTGGCGGCTGGACGCATATTTCTGTACCCAACACAAAAGAGATGACACCACGCGGGCAAACACTTATCATCGACAAACAAGGCACAAGAAACTTTAGCTAGGGTAATCCCGTATGCCATTACAGAAACTACAATTCCGCCCCGGACTTAACCGTGAAGGTACCGATTACGCCAATGAAGGCGGTTGGTACGACGGCGATAAGATTCGTTTTCGTTCTGGTTTCCCAGAGAAGATCGGTGGCTGGACGCGCCTATCTAACAGCACTTACATCGGCACTGCCCGTTCTTTATGGAACTGGATTGACCTTGATGGCGCTAACTATCTTGGGATAGGCACAAGCAAGAAATACTACATTGAGTATGGCGGTGACTACAACGACATCACCTTTATCTTCTACTCAGACACCAACTTGTTGGGCGGGACTCTAGGGGCGAACCCTATTGCCACAACCTCTGGTTCGGCGACTGTAACTATTACCGATGGTAACTACAACCCATCTTTGGGCGACTACGTAATTATTACTGCAACTGCTACTGTTGGCGGTTTAACGATTGATGGGGAGTATGTAGTAACTTCTGTGCCCTCCACAACGACTTTCACAATAGAAGCTGCTTCTACCGCCTCTTCTACCGCAACAGGTGGCGGAGACGTAACGCTTGAGTACGAATACCCTATTGGTCTGGATGTAGCTACGATCGGTACTGGTTGGGGTACAGGCCCTTGGGGTCGTGGTGGCTGGGGTTCTGGGTATACGTCTGGAGTTCAACAGCAGTTGCGCTTGTGGTCTAACGACAACTTTGGTGAAAACCTCTTGATCGCCCCTCGTGGCGGTCCTATCGCATATTGGCAAGACCAGTTCACAGTTAATACTCGCGCCGTTCTATTGGATGAGGTCGCTACGCTGGCTGGCTTTGACGGTGATTTTGTACCTAACAACACTAATCAGGTCTTGTCTTCCGCTATCCAACGCTTTGTTATTGCTATCGGCGCTAACTCGTACGATCCGGGCGACTCTGAAACTACCTTTGATCCGATGCTGGTACGCTGGTCAGATCAAGAAAACCCCTACGAGTGGGTGCCCGCTATTACCAACCAAGCCGGTGAGTTCCGCCTATCTAGCGGTTCGTTCACTATGGCAGCCCGTGCAACCCGCCAAGAGATTTTGGTTTGGACTGACTCCTGCCTATACTCCATGCAGTACCTTGGGCCTCCTTATGTATGGGGCTTTAACGTCTTGATGGATAACATATCTGTTATGTCCCCTAACTCCATGATCACAGTCAACAACGTGACTTACTGGATGGGCGCGGATAAGTTCTATATGTATTCTGGTCGTGTGGAAACACTACCTTGCTCGCTACGCCAGTACATCTTTGCTGACATTAATAAAGACCAAGCATTCCAAGTGTTTGCTGGTGCTAATGAAGGCTACAACGAGGTGTGGTGGTTCTACGTGAGCCAGTCTAGTAACGATACTTCAGTGGATAAATATGTCATCTACAACTACCTTGATCGTGTCTGGTATTACGGCACTATGGCTCGGACTGCTTGGCTCGACACCGGCATTCGCCAATACCCAATGGCAGCAGATTACCAAAATCTCATTCTGTACCACGAAAGCTCAGTTGACGACGTGTCTGGCTTAACCGCCGCACCAATCAACGCTTACGTTCAATCATCTGACTTTGACATCGGTGACGGACATAACTTCGGCTTTGTGTGGCGTGTGCTTCCTGACGTTAACTTCAACGGCTCAAATGTAAACGGCCCGACTGTTACTATGACGCTCAAACCCCGTCAAAACTCTGGTGCCCCTTACAGCCCAGCTGATAGCCCTGCAGTTAATAGCATGGACAACTACAGCACGCGTGGGGTCTACAACATACAAGAGTTTGATGGGCAGGTGTATACCCGTGTTCGTGGGCGTCAGATGGCGTTCCGCATTGAGTCTAATACCCTTGGGGTGGCTTGGCAGTTAGGCAGCCCTCGTATCGATGTACGCCCTGACGGAAGACGTTAATGGCACAGACACTACGCCCTACCAAAGCACCTAACCAGCCGATTGCGCCTGTTGACTATGCTCAGCAGTTTCAAGACCAGTTTAGTAACGCCTTGCGTTTATATTTTGCCGAGATTGATAACTTCACTAGCGTCTTAATGCAGAACAATGGTGGGCGGTTTGTTAACTTTCCACATATTGCAGCTTCAGATAGCACTAATCAGTATGCCCTAGGGGATAATACCCCGACAACAGTGGCTTGGGATACGCTTGAAGTTGCTGGTGGTTTTACATTAAACCCGCCTGGTTCTGCAACAGCTACCTATAACGGCATATACAAGATTGATTACTCATTGCAGTTTGTAAATACAGATAATGATATTCATAACGTAGTTGTTTGGTTAGAGGTTGATGGGACTGCAGTGCCTGATTCTGCTACGGAATTTACGTTAGCGGCTAGAAAAAGCGCTGGGGTGCCAAACT